GGGCTGGAGAAGGATCGGCCAAGGGCCTGTTCGATTCCGGCCTCACACAGCAAGGCTTCCAGGGTATCGAGGCAGACTTCCACGGTAAGTACCTGGACTCCCTCCAGAATCTAGAGATGCAGAATGCGCAGCAAGCACTCCAAGGCCTGGGGCTATCGTCCAGCCATTTCCTAGGGAAGCGTGGTCTCGCTAACCAGATGTCCATTGCGGATATGCAGAACGCCACACAGAACAAGATCGCAGCAGGTCAGCTCGGGCTGGGACACAGCCAGCTGGACATGCAGCGGGCTTGGCAGGAGTTCCAGATGAACCTGCTCGCTCAAGGCTACTCCCCATCAGGACCTGGGGGTGGTGGTGCGGGTGCAGGAGCCTACGGGGCCCTGGCCGGTGACATCGCCGCTCGTAGTGGACGCGGAGGAGGGTACGCATAATGGGACTCTTTGAATCGTTTGGTGCCGGACTCTCGGCTATCCAGGAGCAGGACGAGCAGCGGAATGCCATCACCCGGCAGCTGCTGACTCAGCTGGTATCCCAGAACCCGGCGCTAGCAGAGACCCCGGAGATCCAGGCAGCACTGTCCGATGCCTTCCCTGACGAGCAGTTCGGCGGGGTAGCAGGGGCGTTCGGCATGGTGAATGAAGCCAGGCTCGGGGAGGAGGGGAGGGTAGCTGGCGTTGCCCGAGGTGTGAAGGAGCAGGATCTCATAGATGAGATCTTCGGCACGGGTGCAGGCGCTGGCTACGATGTGGATACTACCGGGGGATTGGCTGGTGCCGGTGCTGACCTCTCAGCAGGCGTAAGGGGGACAGCAGCTACAGCCAGAGCCAACGAGCTCTCCGATGGATTGACTGACCACGAACGGGCCCTTGAGCTAGCCAGGATCAGATCACAAGGCCAGCTAGGTTCCGGGAATGCAATCGCTGGGGCCATTGGTGGAGTAGGCCAAGGGCTCCTCGCTGCACTGAAAACAGCCGATACCCCGACTGAGCAGCCCGGTCTAGCACCGGGAGCTGAAGCTGCGGCAAGGGCTGACCTCGATCTCGTCCAGTCACAGCTGGAGCCGAGGTACTTGGGGTTGGCTCAAATGATCCACCTCAACCGCAGCCTAGGTGAGAGTTCACCGGGTGTCAGTTCCCTCTGGAGGGAGTTCAACTCAAACATCGAGCAGTTCGAGCGGGACTACGGCACCGATTGGGAGAATGCCAAGGGGTACGTTGGTGCAAACGAGGCTAGAGATCCCGGTCTCTTGATGTCCACTCTGGGTAGCCACCCCGAGGCCAACACCATCAAGGGTAGGATGGATGACCAAGCCAGGGTATACCTCCAGGACAAGGCCAATGAGCGGATTGTATCCCAGCCCAACGAGTCGGCCTTCGATGTAGTCAATCGAGCAGCTATCGCAGCAGGTCAGCCTGCGCCATTCCCACCTGGCGATACGGGGCAGGATGTTCTCTACCCCGGCCAAGGCGAGATTATATACACCCAACCTGAAGTGACGTTCGAGGACCTGCCCCCACTGTATCAGCAGATGTTCATGCAGGGGGAGGATGTCTCGGGCCTGAACTCCAGGTATGCTACCATACTCCAGGCTCATGGCTTCGACTACGAAGCGGCCAAGCAGGACATGCTGGACCTGACACAGGGGTTCATCGACCAAGGCTACTTGCAGCCCATGTATGGCGAAGGACAATAAATGGCGAGTCCTCTAGTAAACGATCTGCTCAGTTCGTACAATGACCAGATGGCGAACCCTGGGATGGGTACTGGTCCGACCACGAACCAGGTAGATATTCAGGCCATGATCGACGGGTTGATTCAGGAGAACCCCCCGGAGCAGATCCACAATTGGTTCCGGGATAGCCATATGTTCACCCGTGGCTGGAAGAAGCCAGACGGTACCAACTACGACATCCCGGTGGACAACTACTGGGATGAGATTGTTGACCAGAAGAAGATCGAGTACAAGGACGCGGTCATCACGGAGGCCATCAAGTCAGAGATCAACCTGTTCCCTGGTATGATCGCGCTGGTTGGGGAGGCCCTCACCTACCCGGTGAGGCACCCTCTCAAGACCAACGAGTTCCTGAACACAGGGATCAAGGCTCAGTTCGAAGCAGTACGCCACCCGATTCGCACGGCCAAGGCCCTAGGTCGGGCCGTGTGGACGGGGGGCAAAGAGGGTCGCTCAGCGGTCTGGAACATGGCCGCTGGCAGAAACCCCCAGTATGTGGAGGATGAGGCAATCGCAGCGCCGCAGAACCTGACCTCGCTGATTACCGGGGAGGCCCCCACTGGCCCTATTACTCGGCACGGTACGGAGGATCTTCCGCTATCGTACCGGCTTATGGAGCCCTACTTCCAGTCGTACAACGATCTGATCGAGGTCGAGGCAGAGTACATAAACGCCCTGAACAAGCAGCGGGGGGTGGACGAGATCTCAGCCTTCGGCCCTGGCCTCTCTATGGGTCTAGGCAGTGTCGCCGCCAACGCGGGAGCTGCTGCCATCAACCCTGTAGGGAAGACGGCCAAGCTAGTTGCCCTAGGTACTGGCCTCACAGTGAAGGGCGTCACGCTAGGCATCGGTGCCCTGGTAGGCTCAGGCAACGCTGGCCGGGTACTGAGAGGTGTGGCGCAAGGGGGGAAGTGGGCGAAGACCAAGCTCGGTATGTCCCTCGACCTCCTAGCCCGAACAGGCAGGGGGGCGCACCCGGCTGTTGACGGTGCCGCCTTTGCCGAGGGCCTAGTCAACGCTGAGCTGCGGGCAGCACGCATGGGCGCCCAACCACCAGGGGCACCCCGCATCCCCAGCATGGATGAGATCATCAGCAACATCTTCGGGGAAGTGCAGGTAGCTGAGACCCGGCGCCTCCGGTATATCGCCGAGCGCAAGGGTGCAGCTGCTATGACAAGGAAGGGCAAGGTAGGTGGAGTTCCCACCGCCGTGTTCGAGCCCCGTCCTTTCCAGGATACGAAGCTACCCTACGTCACGAAGGAGCAGATGACAAAGCTCCGAGGAGCGGCCGCAGCGGATGCAGCAGTCCAGAACGCCGGCCTCGGACACCTCGTGCCGCAGAAGGCCACGGCCCTGTGGAAAGAGATCGACACAATGGTCCGACAAGGCGAGGTCGGACGACACTACGCTGAGCCAGCACTAGCTGCTCAGGCACGACAGACCCACCAGTTCCTGACTGAGTTCGCCCAGCTGTCAGGCCAGAAGAACGCGCTGTCCCCCGCCGTCAAGGAGGCTGGTAGGGTGGCGAAGGCAGTGGCGAAGGACCCGAACTCCAAGCGGTGGCGCATGCCTCGCTTCTTCGACCCAGTATGGAAGATGACGGGCAACGCCAAGGAAGCCTACCGCATCGCCGGTTCCTTCCTCAACGAGCAGCAGACTTACCTCCGTCAAGTGGGGGTAGATTACCAGAGGATGAAGACCGCCCTACCTGACCCGGCTATCCGGCAGGACATGATTCCCTTCCTCGAAGAGACGGCCAACCCCTGGCGGTTGGCGAAGGGGGAGAAGGATACCTACGCTGGGGTAGTCCAGCGCCTTAAGGACAGCGGACACTTCGAGCAAGCAGTGTGGTGGAAGAACTACCTACGGGACCGGTTCGACAATCTCTTCAAGGAGATGAACGAGCTCAACGTCCAGATCGGTGACGGTGAGTATCAGTACGTGAAGAACTGGTTGCACCACATGTGGGACGAGCCGATCAAGGATGTCGAGGCCAAGCTGGGGTCCATCCCCTACTACGAGCTACCGATCAAGCATGGGTCGGAGCGGCCACGCTTCTTCAACACCTACCACGAGGGCATGACCAAGGCCAAGCTCACCCCCCGGACGGACGACATCGCAGTGATGTACGGCCTGATGGAGCAGCAGCTGGCACGAGTCCTCGCTACCAAGAAGCTCGTCAAAGAGCTCAACGAATTCGGTTTGGCTACCAAGAGCATGGACCTACCGGCGTTCGTGCGCCTGACACCCCACCAGGGCGTGCCCAAGGGGTACGTACGCTTCCGTTCCGCCTTCACTGACCGCATTATGAGGGAGGAAGTACCGGAGGGTGTGAGGAAGAACACCACGGTCTACGTCCATGAGGAGGTGGGCAAACACCTACGCAACATCATCGAGCAGCCCACTGAGCTAGGTGGGATGATGGCGTTGTCAGCCATCGCCAAGCGGTCGAACTTCATGTTCACCCTGTTCCACATGTACTCACTGGCTGAGTCAAGTGTGGCCCTGCTCAATCCCATCCAAGGCATGAGGGTCAACCTGTCCCTCGCCAAGAACAACCTCCTCGCAAGGGGGTCAGGCTGGGCAGATGGAGAAGCGCTTGCCCACCTAGTCACCCCCAACAGCTACAAGGAGGCCTTCACCTCTGCTTCTGAAGCAGGGGTCAAGCTGAGCGCACCCATGAATGACATCATGGCTGACCAGTTCTCGGAGCTAGCCAACAGGCTGGCCTCCAAAGCCCCCACCATCGGTGGGAAGCGGCTGGCTAAGGGCTCAGTGAAGAAGCTCCTCAAGATGCAGGAGTGGTTCGACACTGCGATCTGGTCCAAGTACCACACCCCCATGAAGGTCATCGCGTACGACATCACGTACAACAACCTCAAGATGATCCGAGACACGGGTGGGGGCATGGGCAGGATCGTCCCTGAGAACCTCCGCTGGATGAAGAAGGGGCTACAGGAGATGGACGACGAGGCGCTGTCTCGGGCGGTCGGCTCCTACATCAACGACGAGTTCGGCTCCCAGGCATTCGAGACACACACCCGAGGGTGGATCGAGAACTGGATGTCCAAGCCCAACACCCTCAAGCAACTTAACTTTGCGTTTACTTCTGTGGACTGGAACGCTTCGGCTATCCGGGCCAGCCTGTCATTTGCTCAGGCGATCCCCGGCCTCCGATCCTCCAACCCCGCACGAGGTATCATGGGCCTCCGCCACTGGCGCAACGCCCTGATGGGCTGGGCCTTCTACGCGAACATCATGAACAAGGTACTATCCGGCCACTACATGTGGGAGAACGAGCCCGGCAAGAAGGTCTTCTACGTAGACACTGGGCAGGTAGATGAGGACGGCCGACCCATCATGTGGCACATTGGCAAACAGTTCCGCGAACTCGGGACTGCGGTAGGCGCACAGCCCGGCCTCCAGGCTGGGGGTTCGATGGGCTTCCGGCCCGGCTACCACGGCGCCAAGCCCTATGTCCACAGTGACGGAGCCTTCATCGGCACCTTTCTGGGCAGGAAGATCATGCCCTGGATTCAGGTACCATTCAGCACTATCATGGATGTGTCTATCCAGAAGGCCCGGTACTTGAAAGAAGGGAAGGAGATGGGGTGGGATGACGGGTTTACCATCGCGGTCAACAACGCGATAGGTGGCTTCACTCCCTTCAGCTTGGGAGCCTTCACCAACCCTGCACTACGTGGCCTGGACTGGGACCAGAAGCTGGTACTCGGCATAGTCGGTACCGCACTCCCGCTGTCCAAGGGCCTCAGTACCGGTCAGCTCACCGCGATGGTAGCAGACGCAGTACGGCGAGAGGACTGGCAGCGCTACAACCAGATCATCATGGACCTCACACAGTCACGAGGGGCCAAGGTAGCTGGTGACATAGCATTGAACGCAAAAGAACTGGCCGCTACGAACCCCACTGAGGGGGAGCTAGAGGTCAACCCGTTTGAGCAGTTCGAAGAGGGGGCACCGCCTCCGCAGAACCCGCTCCAACGTCTGCGACAACACCTACGGGAGTAACCAATGCCAATCTACGAATACATCTGCAAGAACGGACACCGGACAGAAGAGATCTACCTCCTCAGAGCTGACGCTCCGGTAGAGGACGTGTGCCCCGTATGTCATGGGGACAATGTAAAGATTGTATCCGCATCGACGTTCAAGCTGGGCTGGGAGATGGTGGTCAACGACTCAGGACGAGTCTGGGATGGCACACCGCTCGAAGGAACAGACGGCGTGAACGAACTCTACTACAAATCCAAACGACTCCAGTTCGATATGGCAGGAAAGGCGGAGACCAATGGAGCGTCTAATCCGTAAGGGGATACACTGCATGTTCAAAGATGGATCACTACTAGCGAAGGTGACAGCTACCATTGTGGGCAGCTGTTTGGTTGCCGTGGTTGCGTTCGGCATGACCGCGTACAAGCACGTTGACAACCAGATGATCCACACGGACGCCTCGGCTGTGCTGGAGTATTTCAAGCAGAAGACGGCATACGAGATCATGCCTAGTCTCGTGGGCTCGGAGATGTGTATAAGAGACAGGCAGTAGAAGAACTATCCACACGAGGTGAGTCATCGTTCAACAAACTCCTTCACGATCCCGAAGTGAACATCTATCTGACTGCCGCATACATCCGCTACCAGCTGGATCGGTACGATGGTAACATCACAGATGCGGTCGCAGCCTACAACGCAGGCTCAGTAAGAAAGAATGATCGAGGGGCGTATGTGAACCAGTGGCATGTTGACAAGTTCAACAACGCCCTCGACCGCTACGCATAGAGATCAGTAGAGATCCACTCATCAACCAGGGCGACGATGTCATCGGCCAGAAGCTGAGCTTCTAGGCCGTCGACCTTTGGCGCCAAGTGTTTGATGATGAGGTCTACGATCTTGTCAACCAAGTAGCTGCTCATCCAGGATTCTCCCACGTCCCCAACTCAGCCTTGATCCCAGCCAGTAGGTTGACGATCTTCGCCACGACGAGCTCAAGTAGGGTAACCCGGTCATGGAGGAGGGTGCCATCGTCAGGCGGTGGCTCGACAGTTGTGTCATCGTCATCCGGCATCTCCAACGTGCACCGGTTGAGGAAGTCAGTGTCAGTCATGGCCGCGCCGAACTTCTCCCGCGCCTTCTTGATCGTCTTGTTCACCCAGCCTGACACCACCCAGGTGCCGTGCCAGTTGGCAGCTTTGGTGGCCTGCTCGAACAAGCCCATCGTGTCGTTGTACCCATAGTAGAGCTTGCTGGGTTCGAGCTGTGTCTTCCAGTTGATGACATCAGCATTGACCCCCTGCTGCACGTAGTCCGGTTCGACCCGGTACAGGATGTTAGTGATAGCGTCCCTCGCATCCACCCACCCCTTAACCCAACTGAACGGATAGAAGCCCCGCCCTGCTGCACGCCGGGTTTTGTTTTTTGTGATTGAGCCATCGTCATCGACATGCGGGGGCTGACCGTGGTATGGGTCCGCCACGAAGTAGTCGATGATGAGGCCAACGTCCAGGCCGTTGAGTCTGGCCTTCTCCGCTAGCAACTCAGCACGGGTGATGATGGTGTCCCGGTCCTTGTTGAACATGTCAGGGAGCCGGACAAAGATTGGATAGATGTCTTTCATGCGTCCTCCTAGAATGAAACGTGAATGTCGTTGTCGGTTCCCGAGAACCGGATGCGTGGTGCCCCGATCTTCGAAGGGGCGTAGCCCTTCATCTCTCCGTAGCTATCCTCATAGGTGAGGAAGTTGCCGGTCACGACGAAGTGCTGCCGCCTGTCTTGGACGGTGCGTGCACGAAGGTTGACGTACTTGCGGATGACTGTCTCTAGTAGCAGGTCATGCATGTGCCCCATGAGATAGACGTCCGCATCTGCGACTGTAGCCATCCGCTTGACAGCGTTGAGCTTACCTGCGGACGTGGAACCACCCGCCGCACCGTGCGTAGCATACACGGTATAGCCAGTCCCGCCCACGTACAGTCGAATGAAACCAGAGTATCGCAGGTAGGGCACTCCAAGAATTCTTGCCATGTAGCGGGACGGATCAATACCGGAATCCTTGAAGGTTCGTTCCTCGTGGTTGCCGGTGAGCATTCCCAAGATGCGTGAACTATAGGGATCAAGCAGGTCGAGCATTTCGCCAATCTGCTCGTCAGGGTTGGTGGTCTGCTCATAGACTCCTGATCCTACGCTGTTCCTGTTGGAGTTCTCAATGAGATCCCCCATCAGCAGGATCGCAGCGTCGTTGTTTACGCACCAGTCCAGGTAGCCCCGGATCTTGTCTTGGTCACAGTTCGGATGGCCCCAGTGAAAGTCGCCCAGGGGGTATAGGAACCCTGGGTCGCTGTCAAAGTGATGGGTCACAAGTCGGGTGCTCATTCGTGTCTCCTGAATACCGAGTGAATAGTACCAGACCGAGCGCATCGGATACGTGCGGATCGGAGAGGTGGTAGTGTGCCTCGTCATCAAGCACCACGTCATGGGCCACGGCGAATTCAACCACTCGCCTACTGTCCTTGTCGCAGTTGGGCGTAGCCTTCTTCAGCCAGCCCTTCCACTCCCTAGCGTAGAGCCCGTAGGAGGTCAGGGTGTCCAGCCCCCTAGTGACAGGCAGGTAGATCAAGGCGCCGACCAGCATCATGTTCCACAAGGAACCCTTGCGTGCGCCATACGGAATGTAGAGTTCAACCCATAGCTCCTGAACCTCGTACTCCAAGATCAGTTCCAGGATCTGGGCGACGATGTAAGTGACTCGGTGCCAAGCATCATCCTTCCGCTTGTTGATCTTCACCGTCTTCAACACCTTCAAGGTATCGCCCGGCCCTAGCTCCGTCACCACCACCCCGGTGTTGATCGTGCCAGGGTCAACGGACATGATCCTATAGTTCATAGTCCTCCTTCCGAATGATCTCGGGCTTGCTGCCTTGGTGCAAGAGGGAAACCTCGGTAGCCTCAAGCTCACCAATCAGCCCGGCCACGTTGCTCCGGGCTACATCTACGTGGCTCAAGAACTCCGTCATCAACTGGTACTCGTCGTCATCAGGTAGGAGTCCCACCCTCTTCACTCTCTTCTGTTGAAGTGAGGTGCCCCGCACACCACAGAACCAGCAATACCCCTTGGCATCGCACTCGGCCGGGGCCTCCCCATCTTCAACATACCTAGCAGCAGCATCGAACTTCGCCATGATTGCCTTCCACATGGACGGATCGTGTGGCTCGTACATGTCTTTTCTGAAGGTGTAGGCGGGGTGTTCGATTGGCAATGACCCCATCATGTCTGACGTGTTGCGGTTGTAGTAAACGAAGTGGCTACCCGGTGCCGTGAACATGTGCTGGTAGCACTGGGACTGTGGCTGGTAGTGGCCGTACTGGTCACGCCAGTCGTAGGTCTTAGCCAGCTTCTCGAAGTTGTGATCCTTGATGGCCTTGACTTCCAGGAGGTTGCCGTCCTCAAACACACCATCGATGTGCCCGACCATTGTCCAGCTGTCCGCCCCGAAGAAGCCTTCCGACTCACGGTCCTCAACCAGCAGGCGCTGCGGGAAGGAATGTGCCAGTATGAAAGCCTCGGCCGCTTCCTGGAGGTGGTGCCCAGCGTCCAAGAATGGACGCCGGGCCTCGGCAGTTTCAAACCTCCCTGGCTCTAGCTGTTTGAGAACGATTTGCCGGGTGCAATTCCCAGCAGAGCTAGCACGGAATTGAATCATTTGATGATCCTCTTAACCGCAGCCTCGACCATCCTCTCGATCTCACTCTTGACGACCGGGCCTTCAACTGTCTTAGCAACAGCCTTGCCCACTGCGTCATTGAAATCCTCGTGGATGTAGTCTTGGATGCCCTCGCTCATGTACTTGAATGCTTCAGAGATTGACTTCTCCAACATGGAGATGTCTAACTCCAACTCCAAAGCTACCTTCGTCTTCTTCTTGGCTGGCATCAGACACTCTCTCCTGGTGCGTCGGTGTCGGCATCGTCCTTGGCCTTGTTCACCTTCCGGTTCTTGGCAAGCAGGTCGTACCTCGCCAGCATGGAAGAGGCGTCATCACCTAGGACCTTCTCAATCTGCTCCCGAATGTCGGCGTCGTCAAACATCCGGCTGTGGGCCTTGGCTTCGAGGTCATGACATGAAGCCTCCCAGTCTTCAACGCCCACGTCACTGGCCTTCGGTCGGACGGTGAGTGCTGAATACTGCTGGACAGCGCCCGTCTTGTTGACGGAGAAGGTGATGTCGTGGCCTTCCGTTGGGTCGGTGAGGTCGACACCATCTTCGAGATACGTCTCCAGTGCATTCTTGAGATCACCTGCAACGCCGAAGGGCATCGACCACACCTGCACTCGGTCGACATTTCGGTCGATGACGTTGGCGTAGACTCTCGTGGTTGGAGATACTTTTCGGAGAAGTTCTTTGTTTGCCTTGTCATTCTCGAACTCAAGGCGGAGGGTGAAGAACATGTCACAGGCAAGGCAGAAATCTCCCGTCGCTCGTGGACATGCCCCCGACATAAAGCCATCCTTCGACCGGAAGTAGTGGATGACGGTATCAAAGAATGGAATACTCTCACCGGCCTTGAGGAGTAGCCGGATAGTGTACCGTTGTTCCGATCCACTTGCTCCGGGCTTCGGTCTGAACCACTCATTTGCTCCACCACCTGAACCTCCGATTTTGTAATCACGCAACGCTTTAGCATCTACTGGCATACGCTTTCTCCTTTGTATTTGTCCATCTGCTGTAGGTTGGGCCCAGTCTTGATGTCCCACTCGAAGGGGACCTCCAGCTGAACCTTGAACACATCATGCACTATCTTATGAAACTCTGAGAGGGTTGTCAAGAGGGTATCTACTACATGTGGTAGTCTGTTTTTCTCGAAGACATCGAACATCAGTCCATCATGATTCGACATAATCGGTACCGCCACCCCCTCAAGGTCGAGCGCAAGCCTCGCACCGAGCGTCTGAATGAAGTCCGAAGCCGGCGCCTGGATGACAAAGTTGGCCGCTTCCCGCATGAGCATTCGGCCCTTGGGAGTAGAGGGTTCCGCACCTGGAACCCGTCGCCATCGTCCGTACTCTGTGCTAACTTCGCCGGTACGAACAGCGGTAGCCTTAACCACATCGAACCATGAATAGAGGCCAGCCCACTCTCTCTTGATAGTTTTCGCAACCCGCTTGGCGACGGCTTCGGGCAGTCCAGCTTTTTCGGTGAGTCCCCAAGCAGATACGCCATAAATGCTTGCAAAGTTGATCGTCTTTCCGACTTGTCGTTCGACTCCGCAAAGGTCTGCGGTAGCCTGATGTGGGTCATGCCCTCCTCGGAAGATGTCAAGTAGAGTTTGGTCCCCACTGAAAGAGGCGGCGATTCGGAGCTCGGCTTGCGCTGCATCGACTTCCAATAGGCATCCCTTGGATTCTCGGGGGATGAACACACTTCTAATGTCCGATCCCCTGGGGATTGTTTGCATGGCCGGACGTTTACATGATAGCCGGCCGGTAACTGTACCTCCAAAGTCAGTCTTTGCGATGAAGAACTGAGGGTGGACCGTAGAATCGGGCCAGAGATTATCCTCAATTCCACGGACGTAGGTACGGAGAAGTTTGGCATGTCCACGAAACTCCAGTAGCGAGTCAATGAATGGGTGTTTGAGGTGGGTGAGGACATCCTCTCGGGTTGAGGGTTGTCCAGTCGGGGTACAGGCGTCCTTGATGTCTGGGATCGGCAGAGCCAGTGTCCCATATATATGTTCGGAGAGCTGTTTCGGACTGTCAAGATTCACCTCCGGTGCCATGTTCTCAACGTCAATGCGTAGACCTTCGATGGCATCCTCAAGCTCAGCCTTCACCACCGCAAGCCGCTTACGATCCACCTTCACCCCCGCTGCCTCCATCGTGGAGACGAAGGCGGTGAGGTGAGAGTAGCATTCTTCCATCGCCTCTGACCTGTAGCCTGTTGCATCCAGGTGCGAGAGTATGGACTCTATGATGAGTGCTGGTACCGCAGCATCTCTGCCGTTGTACCGGGCTAGTTCCCGGATCGGGGCTTCAACCAGCGCAGAATTGCGCACCTCGTCCTTGTAGCCACCAAGTTTAGTAAAGGCCCTGGACAGGTAGTCCAGGTTCCTCGCCGTGCTGTGCTCATTCATCATGTAGTGGTACAGCATACTGTCCTTGGTCCGGCATTGCACTGGGGTAGTGCTCAGGCCGGCTGCTCTCATCATCATGCTCAAGTCATACTTGATGTTCTGTCCCACAAGAGTTCGATCTGGATTGAGGATATGGCGCTCAACCACCCATCGGATAACTTCTTCACCGTCCAGCTTTGACTCCATGTGGTGAACCGGTAGCACATAGCTGATCCCTGAGATCGCAAGCGCCACCGTCAAGACATGAGGTGTGAACCCATCGGTCTCGATGTCCAAGCCGATGACAGGTTCCTCTTCGAGCAACGTCCGTACTCTAGCAAAACCTTCCGGGTCATTGACCAGCCGGACATCGAAGGGCTGGTCGAACTCCTGCTTGTCCCAGATCTCAGCGATCATGTAGGCGTGCAGGTCATCCAGAAAGTCTTGGGCCTTCGTCCGATCATACAGCACGGCTGCTGGATGAAAGGTCGCCATGAGTGGTAGGCCCTGGTAGTCAAGCACCTTCAGACGGTTGGGGCTAACGGCTGTCAACTCACCATCGGTGAGGGCGGAGAGAGCCTTCGACCCCATTGCAATCACGGCACACGGTGCGTATGCTGCGACCTCTTGCTCAAGGTACTTGATGCACTCACGTCTAGCCTTGGCCGGTGCATGCTTGTCTTGCTGCGGCCGACACTTCACAGAATCTGTTACTCCAACCCTATCGAGATCCAGACCTTCGGTAGCCAGGATACCCAACGCTTTCTTGAGAAGGCCACCACTACCGCCAACGAAGGGGTACCCCATCTCGTCTTCAAGGAGTCCAGGCGCATCGCCAACCAGTAGGTATCGATGCGAAACACTCCTCACACTCAAGCTCGGTGCCAACCTTGAAGGCACAGTCAAGGCACACTGGCCGGTCGCAGCTGACACACACCCCCCGGTACTCCTTCTCAGTGGGGGAGTGGCAGATGCAACACACCCAGTCATAGCTCTCGTCTTCGTTGTTCCACTCATTGAGATACTCATCAGTCGTGAGCATGTAGTGCCTCCTCTATCTCCTCGTCGCTTGCCGAGCCAGGATCTACTGACCGGTACTTGACAAGGTGCTTGTGTTTGAAGTATGCTCCAACCTTTCGTCCTTGTGCGAGAAGCTTGGACAAGTGCACGTCCCGGTCGAGCATGATCGAGCAGCTCTCGTAGATGGCTGCCAGCCCAGATATCTGCGCCTCGTGGATGTTCGTCGAGAGTACAGCGGCCACATTCGCAAACGGCGCAACACGTAGGGCATCGACAATACCTTCCACCAGTACCACTCGGTCGCTATCGTAGTGCGTACGTAGATGAAAGACCACACCACCAGCAGGCGTAACCGGAGCCACTGTCGGGTTAAGCCAACGGGGGGGCGCCCACGCTGACCAGTGACGTACTTGCCAGTAGTCCCTGTCGGGATAGAAAAAGAGTATCCCTCTGGATGTCTCATAGATTTTCTTTCGGAGCAACTTCTGGATCGTGACATGTACCCCCCTATCTGCTAGGTAATCAATCGTGTCATCGCCTGCATCCCAATACTCAGGCGGGTCGGACATACCCTCGGCTACCCTGAAGGAGAGAGACGATGGCTTCAGAAGCTCATCAGTCTTCTTTGGCACTGCGATCCCTTGCATCTCCAGGTCCTTGGCCCGGCCACTGTAGCCACACCGGAAGCAGTGGAACAGTTGCTTCTCGATGTTCAGGTAGAGGTGCTTCTTCTTACCACAAGAAGGGCAGTCCATTTGTTTCTCAGCCATTCTTTTCCTCTTCGATCATGCCATCCTCATTACCATAGAGGAGGATGTTAAGGGCCCCTCGCACATGCGTGTGAACCACGTCACCGTGGTGCAGGTGGTCGAGTGCGATCACCAGATGATCCTTTAGGTCAGCCATCTGTTCGAGGCGGACATCCCAATACACCATGAGGTCAGTGATCTCATCAGTGATGGGGCCATCCATTGGCTTACGCCACAGCTTACCACCATGCTCAACCTGACCGGCGTTGTACTTCGGCATGATCCGGCCCCGCCACTTGGAGAGGATCATGTTGCAGTGTGCCCAACCGTCCTTGTACGCTATCAATTCAGTACCTCCGATCCAGGGGCAGTGAGTGCGGGTGACACACCTAGTGCCTCGTACACCACCGGCCCTATCTGTTGGATGACCCGGTGAATGAGGTAGGCTGAGCGGTCAGCGTCCTCTTCCAAGAGGAACCCTTGCATGCTCATCAACACACCCATCAGGTCAAGTAGTGATTCAGGCAGTAGCTCATGCGCTGCCATCGGGTCAGCCTTCAGCTGGTCAGGTGTGGTGTCATACAACGCACAGATGTTATCGACCACGGTGCCCAACAGGTAGGCATAGCCAGCCCGGTCATCTTGTTCAAAGCCTCCCATCACTGGCCGTACCTTGCACCATCCTCGATGGTTTCATAGCACTCCTCCTTGTCGTAAGCATCAGAACATGGGGCCTTGTCACTCTGGCACATCTTCGTCATAAGCATTAAGAGTACCAGTAGAGATATCCAGTACAGCAGTTTCTTCATTCGTACCTCCTCGGTAAGTGCCCCCTACTCAGTGCAGCAGGGGACAGCTGGACCATCAGGACCAATAACAATACCTGTGCCACCCTCGGCAAAGATGCTACTGGTTGCGCCATCGCATCACCCCCCGTCGAATCCATCGGTGACATCCCTGAACTGCTGTGTCTCACTCAAGGCCACCGAGGGTATGATATGTTTCGAGAGGACACGCTCTCGTGCCTTCTCGATTACGAATCGCATGGCACTGCACGCTTTCTCTTCGGCTGTCTGGTTCAAGGTGATGATGACATCAGCCTTCTCCACCTTGCCGATAGCCTCCGACACATCGGACATCTTCACGATAGCTGCATCCCATGACGGTCGGTTGGCCTGGGTTGCAGTCCATAGTCCAACACCAAACTCAGCTGCTATCTCTCTCAACTCCTGGGCTATGGCGGTGAGGGCGAACCTACCTTCGAGCTTCCGATTAGAGGGAGCAAGCAGGTCGATGTAGTCGATGACTATGAGAGGTGCCGTATCACACTTGTCAACGAACTCACCCACCTCCTTACGTATCCGGGACGTGGTGACACAACCACCACTGTGATCCCGGATGCTCCACTCAGGGAGGTTCCGATCTCGGAGCATAGCCTGTGTCTCGGTCTTGTTCTCCAAGATCCATAGTCGACCCTTGGTAAGCATCGACTGGTAGTACCGGATAGCGGTGCGGCGCCGTGAGATCTCACACGTATGGTGCTGGACGGGTGTGCCCCCCAGGAGGGAGGTTGCACCGAAGTGTACCAATGCCCACGTCTTGCCACGAAATGAGGGAGCTATCACTATCCCTTCCTCACCTTCCCATAGCCCACCTTTCAACTGGAAGTCAAGCTCCTCTAGTCCAGTGGTATAGACAGTGCCTACTGATTCCTCTTCCAGTAGGGAGAGAGCACTGTCTATCAGGGAATCCTCTTCAACTGACTCAGCATCTACTGCCCTAGCTAGAGCTGATAGCTTGGATGATAGGGAGTAGAGATCCAACCCACCATCCTCTAGTTCCTGTGCTGCTGATACCAAGAAGTCTTGTGTCCTCCACCGGTAGAGTACATCCTTTACTAGACCATCTACTAGCTCAGCATCAAAGTCTTCTTCAAGTAGTAGGTCTAGTGTCTTCTTTAGGGACCCTTCGTGCTCGGGCGTGAGGGCTGTCTCCTCTATCCGAGCGGTCAACAGGTTGCGGGGGATGACGGTGCTTGCCCCCTCATACCCGGACCATGTCCGTTCGATGAGAGAGTACAGCTGGCGGTAGGTGTCTGTGCTGAAGAAGTGAGCAGCGAACAGGCCACCATACTTCAGCCAGCTATCCTGCCTGATGAGTGCCGCCAAGATCTGTCTCTCTAACATACCGCTTGGCCTCCTTGATTCTGTTGTTGATCCATAGGTGCAACTCGAACCCCCTGACCTGCTTCATCGCCAGTGCATCCACCTCCACGGTAGAGAACCTTTCACCACAGTCAAGACACTCACGCCTCCTTCGGCACCTGATGTGAGTGAGGTCACTTGATCTAGAATCTGTGACCTTACTGCGTGTATGATGACACACCGTAGCAGTCATGTCAACCCCTTAACCACTAGATATAGTGGTGAGCTTATCGTACTTCTCCCGAAGCAGATCATACGCCCGGCGCAGCTCATACCAAGCGCTCTCCCAGTCATCACGTTGCTGTCTCATGTTGTGTAGCTCAGACCGGAGGGATTCAATCTCGAACGTCTTGGTGTCGATCAGGAGTGAGTCACGAGTTTCAATCATCATAGCTGAATGGCATCCCTTCTCGTTGTAGTTCAACTTGGACATCCTTCTCAATCTCCATGCCCCGGTCAAGCCCAGCAACGAAGCCTTCATTGAAGCCTTGCTCGAAGATGTCCCTCATGTTCAGCTCAACATCGAACATCAACCTGAACTCATCAACTGCTGCATCCTTCAGTTCATCGTAGCTCATTCGCTTCTCCTCATGGTAGGTTGCAGGTCTAGCTAATCACTGTAACCCCAATGGTTGCAGCGTTTACGAATCGAACACGTTGGCAGTGAGCCTCATAAGACCGGAGGTCACAGGTGTCGTGTCTTCCTCAGTGATGTCAGTGTCGACCACCTCTTGCAGTAGGATCTGATTCGGCTCGACATCATCATAAGCATCAATCACCTCATCCCACACCTCATCAAGCGCATCAGCCATGGCACCGGACTCAACCAGTTCCTTCTCGTTGTCAACTGCACACTCCATACACACAGGGTACCAAGCATCCAGTGCAACACAGAACTCAGCGTCCATCTCATTGAGCTTCATGTCACAGAAGGCACAGGTCTCATCGAAGTAGGTGATGAGGTCAGGGCTCTCGTTGCCCCATGCCCCATACATATCATCATCATCCCAACCACAAGCAGTGAATGCTGATGGGCTAGTGACGCTATTCCCACCCGCCCCAGGACCTTTTGATGTAGGGTTTACCGCCTTCCCCCTGTTGGCAGGGTTGTTCGGGTTGTTGACCCAAGGCACCACCTTCTGCGGCTTGGTCCATGACTTGTTGCTGAACCACAGCCCATCCTGCCAGTTGCCAGCCTCTTCATTGAGGATACCATACTCACCATCACCACGGAGCAGGGCTATCTTGTCACCGTTGATGTACCTCTCAATGAGGTGGACTTGAAGCTCATCATCCTCCCACCTGTCAGGCATACGACTCAGTACCAGAGCCACGAACTCAAGGGTATCACTCTGTTCCTTGCTGCCATACCCGCTGATGTGTCCGTTGTGTGCCATCACCAAGTCAGGACGTACCCGGTGAGGATGAGTGTTGACCTCATCAACCAAGCCAGAGGTAGAGATCCTGAAGTGTATCAGGAAGGGTGACTCGGGATGTGCCTTGACATCTTCACGGTACTCATCAAGCATGGTGACTGAATCAAAGTACCCCTTCTTGATGAGTACCTTACCATCATCAACGTAAGAGTACCCGCCCCCATCCCTGTTCCTATCCCAACAGTTACGGAACTTGTTACCGGAGAGTTGAACCCCGGCAGGTTGTACGACAATCACACACATTAGATTCCGGCCTCCTGTAGTAGAGCCTTCAGTTCTCTGACGGCCTTGGGTTGGTGGTAGTGTTCAACGAATTCTCGATAGTCAAGCCACCTTGATTTCTCACTGGCCTTGAGCTTACCGTTGGTGGGGTTGGCGAACTCAAGCAGGGTGTTGTAGAACTGAAGGCCAGCGTTGTGTCTCTCTATCTTGAGTGAGCCACGGAACAACCTCAGTTCCACAGTGTCAGCGTTGGATAGGTTCAAGGCCCTACCCCTATCCCCTATCCGCCATGAGTGTCTGATCTGCTTGGCATAGTCAACCGGGCTAGGTTTACCATACCGTCCAGTGTTGGTGTCATAGATGTCAGTCAAGTTCAGTGACGAGTAGCCGAGTAGCTGCTGGTCAGTGCGACCGGACAGCTTGCGAAGGTTAGGTGTCACTGTCCTGTCATGTATGAACCGGGCCATGTTGTAGATCTGTAGCCTAGTCAACGGTGACTTGTTGGTGTGGATGTGAAGGCCGCACCGCCCACTCTGGTATGAGGTGTAGCCTGCTGCCTTCAGGGTATCGAACAGCCCTTCGAGTATGTCCTTCCCCTTCCCCATCCAGTAGTCGAAGGTGCCAGGGTGAGTGACGATCTCGAATCCGTTACGGATGGAGACATCAGACTTACAGTAGAACAGCTGACCTTCTTCCATCTTGTTGATGACATCAGCCCGAGCGTTGATGTCCTCATTACTCACTTGACTCTCAACCTCTATCTCCAGGCCGAACACCTGAATCCTTGAGTGAGCAAGAGCGAAGTCATACATCGTGGCCTTTTCTTGTGCAGTGTACACCATCATGGGGCTTGGCCTGTAGGTGTAGTTCAGGATACCAAACCGAACTGGTGGTGTGAACGTGGTGTTGAGTGTGCGACCACCGGGTAGGTGAGGGATGTTAGCACTCGGCCAGTCATTGTCATCAGCACAGTAGCAACACATCTGCTCAAAGTCAGGATCAAAGTCATCAAGCTCCTGGTCCCTCCCCTCTGAGTCAAGCATATCAATGATGTCATCAGCGTACCTCATGTTACCATGAGCAGTGTAGTTGTCACAGTTGTCACAGTATGAGTAGTCTTCAATGCAACTAGGGCACACACTGCGATCTTCGTCGATGATGTTACAGTCATTGTAGTGGTAGGTGCAAGAGCAATCCTGACATCTGAACCCGTTGTCCTCAAAGCATGAGTAGCATATCTCCTCATCCGAACCATCCATGTATATACCTGGCTCGAAGTCTTCGTCGATGATGCCATCACACCAAGGGCACTGACGGGTGAAGTCCATTGGATCACAGTCACCACATGATGCGCGGCAGTTACCCATCAACTGCCGGCCAGTAGCATCCTCAACTGCAACCACCTCCACCGTTGAGTACCGCCCGAGGTAGAGCATCCAATCCTCTACATCCTCAATGACAGTGACCCTACCACCCTGTGTCTTGTACTCCCCTGTCTTACCGCAATCACGGCAGTGTAGAGTACCGGTGAAATCAATTTCCTGAGGCATCGCACCTCCTACTCAGCCACTTCCAAGTGTGGCACCCCTTCACTCGGGGGTAGTCGTTGTTGTCTATGGCTGCGTGCTTCAACCACTCACGAGCCTCCGAAGCAGTGACCTCCCCCTTCTTCACTTGCTCCTTCAGTCTTCGCATTCTTCATCTCCTTCCTCATCTAGCTCATCATCATACACCGGGTGAAGCTCATCCTCTAGCGCCGAGATCATCGAGTTCACCATGAACAGGATGTCATGGCAGGCATTGGTGTAGCCAGCATAGAAGTTGGCTCTGTCCATATTGGGTTCGGGTGGCTTGTGCCAGCCACAGGCAGCGCAAGCATTGGAGTCACGCTTGGCTCTGATCTGACTAGACAGTACCCGACTGATGATGGCTGATACAGCATCCCACTCCTTGTCGTTCAATCTGTTTGGCATTCCCGACACCTCATGGTAGTGCAAGCAGGGTCAGGACCCATCCGAAGATGAGCCCCAACCCAGTTGCGATGATGATGACCACGATGATCCAGTACCACGACTGACCATCGTACTCAGACATGGCTAGATCTCGTAGTCGCAATCATCAAGGAAGGGGTCCAGGCCGATGCCGAACTCGTACTCACGGGTGATGACAGCGCTCTCACCAGGGGTGAGCGGCTCAATGCGGACATTGCCGAACCGGGACCACGCCTTCATGTCATCGACACACACCACCGTGTCGTCGTCGAGCTTCATCACGAGCTTGCCAGTGTGACGCTCGGGTGTGACCACTCGGCCGAAGACACCGACAGGTGCGGTGTTGATACGGACAGGCAGGGCCGTGGTCGTGGTGAACTGGATGTTATAGGTAGTCATGCTGCTGCTCCCTTCTGGTAGCCGTAGCTACCGAGCCGGTGGTATGACACCACCGTACATCAGGATGGAGACGATCACCCACACGATGAGCGTCAGTATATACTCCAGCTGTCGAAGTCTCATCACGATGTCGCCAGTGCGATGAGTCGTTGGGCACGCCAGATCATCAGCTGAGCTGACCGCTGCTGCCACTCGGTGTCACCGTAGAAGCCTTCACTTTGTGGGCATGGGCCGGGACGCAGTGCCACGTCCACCCCACGGAGAATCGTTCGTAGTTTCCACCAAGGGTAGAGTACCTGAGTACCACACGTCAGGTCCCGAGGCCGGGTGCCGGGTGGTATCATAAAGTCTACCATACAGAGCGGTACGCCTTCGATCCGAATGTGCCATGTCGATTCAAACATGGCTGTCACGTCCTTTCTAACGCACGATCTCGTTTCACCCTACCCTACCCCCTACTACGGGGTAGGTCGTCGCTTGTAGGCCCCACTCCGCTAGCCGTGGGGGGTAGTGGAGCGGGGGCAAGAGATGGAGTCGTGGTCCGCCGTGATGTTCACCGTTTCCGTCCGACTGTTGGCGCCGGTACTGCGGTTGGTGTTTGTTCACAGCATAAAGGGTTATCCGTCCCATCCACCCTTCACCTCTCACCCCCGCATGGGGGAGTCAGCTCGGATTCGAACCGAGTCTCCGGGCACCCGCCTCTAATGCTAGGCCCGGTCTGCCGTTGTCCGGCTGCGTGTCCCACCACGCCGCTGACTCCGTATCACTACTTCTCTGCTTCAGCCCAATCAAACAGTGCCTTGTCAGGTAGTCGTAGTCCACGCTCGAACTCACTAACGGACCGGACCGGTAGCCGTAGCACGAGGGCTAGGTCTGCCTGTGTCCAGTCGTGAGTCTTGCGAAGACGCTTCACCGTGTCAGGCTTCAGCTGTGCCAGCCGAGCCTCATCGCCGGACGCCAACGTGTGGCACTTTTGTTGTACGCATAGTGAGCAAGTCACTAGTACGTCCTCATCACCTTGGTACCCCACGTCGGTGCCGCAATTGGCGCATAGCGTCATGCCGCACCTCACTACTTCTCATTGCCGGCTATGTTACGATAGCCGTGGTGTTGTCACACTCCGACAGCGATTCATTGAACGTGTTGGCATACAGCCGAGCCGCTTCCAGTGAGAGTCCGTCGATAGGCTCACTGATAACGCCCTTAATGAAGTCAGCCGTTTGCCAGCCGGGAACCTTGAGCGTACTGGACTTCACTCCACCAGTCAGCACGTTGTACAGCACTGAGTTGGTTCGTCCGTGTACGATGGTCACTGCCTTGTCGCCGGCGATGTCGCCCGTCTCCACAGCGTGAAGAATCAGCGCATCACGAGCCGCAGTGTTGGCGTTGTGCAGGTCGAGGAGCATGAGGTACCGCTCCTTGTCCTTCTCAATCGCCGCCACCTTCCATCCATCGACCTTGATCTTTCGCAGTTCGATGGCTCGCTCCATGTGTTCGGAGCACAGGTTCATGTTGTTCTCGTCCGCGGTCGAAGTGCACCCTTCGCGCCAGGTGCACTCCATGTGTGTATCACCTCCCTTCTGACGCAGTAGCGTCAACGTAGGATACGACTGTCAGTCAGCCGTGTGGGACCACCGTACCAGTCCACAGCTGTCTTCTGGCACAGCTACCCGAGAATCTGGTCGTACCCTACGTTGACACTACTCCGGAGAGCAGTGCCGTTTCTTGTGGTGTCGCCACCACCCGATGAGCCAGCCGAGCAGGAGCCAGTCTACTATGCAGAGCATTCGGCTTCCATCACTCGACTCAATAGGTCGTAGCACTGCTCCAGTGCAGCCACGTCTTCCCATCGCAGTGGGTCGTGGCACGCAAGCGCCTTCTCAACTCGTCGAAGGGCGTCGCGTGCGTCGCCTTCCTGCACACCGAAGTAGTACAGGTAGCCGTACACGGAGTTGCATGTTCGAGCTATCTCGTCTCGTCGGGCTTGCGTGACGACGCCCATGTCGGGCGCCTGCACTTCGCACCTCCTAAGCCGTAGTGGTACGTCGAGCCAGCCCATCTACTCCAGGCGACAAGGCCCGACGCCGACCCCATCGTAGGGTCGTGTGACCGCAAGGCGTAGTCGTACCACGCCGTACACGGAGAGCCAAGTCAATGGTTCCGTGGTACGCATAATCGTAGCCGTACCTGGGCGATGCGGTCACACCACCCTACCACGGGCATAGCCCGCCTACTCTAGTCGAGTAGGTGGGTCATACCGTTCTCACGCATAGCCTTCTCAATCGCCCGCTGCCGGTGAGGAAGAGCTGTGCCTTGCGGGATGTAGTCCCGCTGACTCTCATGGATGGCAGCGTCCCGCTTGTCCTCATTCCGCAGTCCTAGACTGTCGGCGAGGAGTTGCTGCACCGTGAGTAAAGCCTTCCTACCTTCGGCTTCCGGTGGTGCGACCTTGTAAAGACCGGGATGAGTGTAGTGCGGCTCGATCCTAGTCCCTTGGCGCTTGCCTTTGTGGTCGTACCGGTACAGACCCACGTAGCGCCAGTCGCTCACCTTCAACCTTGGCTTACCGGTCGCGGGTTGCTGCCGATGCTTTGACATACAACCTCCGATCCGATGCTGACCCTACCTTATCACAACCGGGCCAACTTGTCAAGGTACTTCCCGCTTTGCGCCAGGCCCGTCC